TGATGAAGATTATTCAATGGAAATACAGGGTGTCACAGATAACCTTGTAAGTGTTGAAAAGGAACAACAAGCATATAAAATGCTCCAATCAATTCCTTATTCTTTACCCCCTGCTGAATTTAATTGGGAACTAGCTGCAAGAGGTTTCTACACCAAAATGCAAAAAGAACGAAGTGATAAAGCTCTTGATGAGTTTGAAAAAGAACTTCAGCCTAAAATAAGCGGAGAAATGTCAGCATTTCTTGAGCTTGAGGCACTAGGGATTTACAGCGAAAAAGATCAATTCAACCCAAACAAAGCAGACAATGATTTCTACACCAAACGACTTGAACGAGTACGAAAACTACGAAGAGACGATACTCAAGGAGGACTTGGAAAAATTAAATCAAATAGATCAATACGCAATCAAAGTAATAGATTTAGAGAAAGATACTACAAGACAGATTGAACTGTTAAAACTTTGG